AATTGAAGAAGCATTTGCAGATAAAAGCAACAAAGGATATGCTTGGAATAACTTGATGTTGCAGAGATGGGTAGATCACGAAGGTCAAGAACACAGAGTACTTGATGACTACAATAGAAATGTAACATTATGCGACTTGTCAGCACAACCTGAAAACGTAAAAGACAAAATTAAAAATACAATATCTGAAAATGCACAACCAAAAAACATCAAACAGGTTGGTTTAAGATTAATGAAGTTTTGTGCAATTTATGATATGCAAAGAATAACTGATAATGCACAGGCTTATGCTGAACCATTACAAGCAAGGTATCCTGTATGAAACTAGATAAAAAGATTTTATTGTTATTAGGTGTTATTACAGTAGGATTGCTTTTTAGTTTAGGTGCGAACGCATATTTGTTAAAGGAAGTAACAGATATAAGGATAATATTAGATTCACAATTTGAAGTAATATCAAACATAATGATGATGTTAGGCTTTGAATTAAAAACATTACCGTTAATATAGGAAGGTACATATGACATCTTTAAAAGCAAACGAAATATTAAAAAACAAGTTTTGGATCATTGAAGATAAAGATACAAAAGAAAAGGTAGGAACATTATCAAAAGACACGGATAATAGATATATGTATTCCTGTAAAGATGGTTCATGGTTTTATGACAGCAAGAACACAGTAGAACGTGACCTAGGAAACATACTTTGGTCCAAGGGTAGTATTTCAGATAAGTCAAGTCCAAGCAAAGAAATATATGACTTGCCAACATCAACTAATCCTTACAATGCTATGTTTGATTTAAAAAGAAAATTTGCATTGTTTACAAAAAGTAAAAAGTCTAAAAGTTTATATTGTGCAGGTTATTTTTGTATTCACTTTGAAAAAGGTTGGGTAAAAAGTTTTTGCCCTAAATTAGTTACACTTGAAAAGTATGAACACAAAGGACCATTTAAAACAGAGCTAGAAATGAGAGCGGAGTTAAGTAATGTCAACAGACGTTAAACCTTTAAACACTATCCCTTTGCAACAATACATTGATAAAGTTAAAGTTGCAGATAGCACTAACCAACAAGAAGTACGTATGACGCTTGTAGAAGCTAAAAACCTAGCATTTACACTAGCAGGTGTAATGTCAAGATTACATGGTGATCTTGAAAAGCTAGTAGACAAGCAAAATAATACTGAAGAAGTTGTTAGTGTTACCGTAGATGGTGGTAAGAGCTGGTAGCATAATCCAATAAACTACGTATATTACTCCTTTACTGAGATAAATATTAGTATAAGGAAGTTAATATGAGTAGACCTAAACCAACAGTTGTTTTAGAAAACATTAATAGAAAAACTTACAAGTCCGAACAGGTACTTGATGCGGAAGCCATTTGGGCAGTATTTTATAAGGATAAACCTTTTAATTTAAAAAGCTCTAACACACTGACAAACTATCCAGGACCTAAATATAAAAAAGTGTCATTTTCAAACCCAGGTCATGCTTTTAATCTAGCAAACAAATTAAATGAATTGTTTGATGTCAAAGATTTCACAGTAGTCAAGCTCACGTCCGGCGAAACAGTTAAGGAAGAATAATGAACTGGAAAGAAACCTATACCAAGGTATTCTTGAAACAGGCCGGTATTGCAATCAGCGAAAGTTCCCTTGCAGAATATATGCCAGTATGGTGGCAGAATACCAGAGAAAAAGACAGTGGTGGTTTGCGTCTTACTGAAGCGGGTATGTTATTCTTAATGGAAAAATTAGAACTTGCAACATATGATATTCCTTTTCCACCAGATTTTAAGATTACAACACAGGTTGTAATATTTTTGGACAAGTTTATTGACTGTCCATACTTCCTAACAAACAAAGGATTGACTGTAACGAATGAAAAGAAGGCACTCGAACTGCATCTTTTCAGTGGCGATGTTCGTAAATATGGTTTGGCTAAAGCATTAAAACGGACAGATGAATCAGTAAACCCTTGATTTTATTGGATTCTTTTTTGGTAAAATAATACATTTTCCGGTTGACCTTTTGAGTAATAGGTGCTATTATATATACATACTTAGAAATAAAGTATGGCACTGAAAAACTAAACAAAGGAGTACAAAGTGGAAAACATCGCAGTAAGACAAGTTAGCCCAAACAATGCAAAGAAAAGCATCCTAAGGGCATTCAATAAACAAAGACCAATCTTTATATGGGGACCTCCAGGTATTGGTAAGTCCGACATTGTTTCACAGATTAGTGAAGACATTGACGCATATATGATTGACGTTCGTTTGTCATTATGGGAACCAACAGATATTAAAGGTGTTCCTTATTATGCGGCAAATGATAACACAATGAAATGGGCACCTCCGGCAGAATTGCCAGATGCTAAAATGGCTAAGAAGTACAAGAAGATTGTATTGTTCTTAGATGAAATGAATTCAGCCGCTCCGGCAGTACAGGCCGCGGCATATCAACTTATTCTTAACAGGAAGGTTGGTACATATAAATTACCTGACAATGTTTTGATTGTTGCCGCTGGTAACAGAGAAGCAGATAAAGGTGTAACTTACAGAATGCCTGCTCCGTTGGCAAACAGATTTGTACACTTAGAATTGAAAGTGGACTTTGATGATTGGTTTAGCTGGGCAGTTAAGAATAACATCCATGAGGATGTAGTAGGTTACTTGACTTTTGCAAAGAAAGACTTGTATGACTTTGATCCTAAGAGTCCAAGTAGATCTTTTGCAACACCTCGTTCATGGTCATTTGTTTCCGAGCTTTTGGAAGATGATGACGATGAAGCAACCACAACAGATCTTGTTAGTGGTTCAGTCGGCGAAGGACTTGCCGTTAAATTTATGGCACACAGAAAAGTGTCAGCTCAATTACCTAATCCATCTGATGTATTGGCTGGTAAGGTTAAAACTTTAGATACAAAAGAAATCAGTGCCATGTATTCCTTAACTGTATCTTTATGTTACGAGCTGAAGGAAGCCAGTGATAAGAGCGATAAGAAGTTTGATGACAAAGTCAATAACTTTTTACGTTTTGCGATGGACAACTTTGATACTGAACTAGTTGTTATGGGTATCAAGTTAGCTCTTACACAATATCAACTTCCAATCGACCCAGATGAGGTTGAGTGCTTTGATGAGTTCCATGAAAAATATGGCAAATATATTAAAGCCGCACAGGAGAAGTAATCCAATATTTTGGAATACTAGGGGGAAAATTTCGGTTTTCCCCCACTCTTTTTGGTTGACAAACTCAATTAAATATCATATAATAGTATTATAACAATTAGGAAAAGATGGCACAAATGACAACTAACATATCAACAAAAGAACAAGAAGTATTAGACAGATGGGAAGAGATTAAAAATGCCCCAGAAGTTGAAATTACAGACGAACTAAGAGCAGAAGTTTTAGATAAAATTATTGTAGCAAGGGTAGGACTATTACTTAGACATCCTTTCTTTGGTAACATGGCTACAAGGCTTGTTATTAAAGAAGCAACAGATTGGTGTCCTACTGCCGCAACAGATGGTAGACACTTGTTTTATAGTGTTCCATTCTTTGCAAAGATGTCTAACAAAGAAGTTGAATTTGTAATTGCACATGAGATACTTCATTGTGTATATGACCATATGACAAGACGTGAAGATAGAGATGCTATGCTTCATAACATTGCCGCAGACTATATCGTAAACAATACACTTGTAAGAGACGGCATAGGTGAAAAACCTGCAGATATTCCTATATACCAAGACTTTAAATATGAAGGTTGGACTTCAGAAGCAGTATATGATGAGCTTTACAAGAAAGCTGACAAAGAAGAATTAAAACAATTAGGTAAACTACTTGACGAACACATTGATTGGGAAAAAGGTGATGGTCAAAGCAAGTCTGGTAGTAAAGATGGCAAGGGTAGTAAGCCGTCTTATAGCAAAGAAGAACTTTCTAAGATTAGAGATGAAATAAAAGAGAACATGATGTCTGCGGCACAGGCCGCTGGTGCGGGTAAGACTCCTAAAGAAATTGAAAGAATGATTAAGAATCTTACTGAACCAAAGATGAATTGGAGAGAAATACTTAGACAACAAATACAAAGTACAATCAGAAATGATTACAGTTTTGCTCGTCCTAGCAGAAGAGGTTGGCACACTGGTGCAATCCTTCCTGGTATGCAGTTTGACGAAACTATTGATATTTGTATTGCAATTGATATGTCAGGTTCAATTGGTAACGAACAAGCTGAAGACTTCTTAGGTGAAGTACAAGGTATCATGCAAGAGTACAAAGACTATAACATTAAATTATGGTGCTTTGATACAGCCGTTTACAATGAACAAGATTTTACTGCCGACAACGGAAGTGAACTGAGTGAATACAAAGTTACTGGTGGCGGTGGTACAGACTTTAATGCCAACTGGGAATACATGAAAGAAAATGATATACTTCCTAAAAGGTTCATAATGTTTACAGATGGTTATCCTTGGGATAGCTGGGGTGATGATAATTACTGTGATACAGTATTTGTAATTCATTCACATCATGACAAGAACTTACAGGCACCATTTGGTATCACTTGTCATTATGACGAGAAGAAGAGGGCTTAATGGATCAATTTCCATATTGGGACTACACGGCACTCTTGATTGTTTCTTTAATAATCATTAACGTATTGGTATTTTAATATGAAACCAAATGCACTAAACTTTTTTGGACTTCGTGAGGTCAAGTATCAGGCACCACATTTTGAATATATTGAAATAGAACAACAATACAATCTAGAAGATTCAATGAGAAAATGGATTGAAGGAAATCTTAAAGGCAGATATCACATAGGCAAAACAATGGTATTGGATTCCAAAAACCAATATAAGAACCAAATGAGAATTGGTTTTGAAAATGAAAGAGAGCTTTCATATTTCATGTTAGCCTGTCCACATTTGAAGTATTAATAAGTATTAAGTAGGTATATAATTATACTATTATAATAGGAGACATA